TGGTAGAGTTGATTTAGGTACTCTTGTATGGGCATATAAATCAGATTATGGTTTCAGTTCTACAATAACAGGTGCTAAAGGACCAGTGAATAATAACACCAAAGCAAATGCAATGTGTGATATTTACACAGTATATACAGCAAATAATTGTTATGGGCTAACTGGTTCAATATCAAGTGGAATATCTATAACTATGAGTGGTACGGGTGTTATTGTAAGAGAAACTAATTACACTGATGTCGAAACATTTACAAATGCAATGAGTGGTTATTATTTTTATTATGAATTAACAGAACCTTATGAAATTGATTTAGGAGCAGTAACAATGCTTAAAACATATAAAAATGTATCTAACATATTTAATAGTAAAGATACTAATATGAATATTGAATATTGTTCTAATGAAATAGTGGATGTAGAAAAATATAGTATTGAAGTAAAGGAAATTTAGTATGATTAAAGTTTATGATAGTACAGAAACTTTATTTGAAACAAATGGAATTAAAACTTTGCATCCATTAATTGCAGAAATAACGAAAAGAGATAACTCGGATTATTATATAGAGTTAAGGGATCTAGTTGATAATTTAAAGTATTATCAAAAAGGAATGATAGTCCGAGTTCCTACTCCTTGGGGAGTTCAAGGTTTTAGATGCGATAACCCTAAAATAAAGAATAATAGAGTAGAATGTACTGCTTGGCATTTAAGTTATGATGCTAAAAATTACATTATTAAAGATAGTTATTCAGTAGATAAAAATTGTAATGATGCTTTGGACCATTTTAATAGTGCTACTGATAGAAAAAGTCCATTTACTACTATTAGTGATATAACAATTATAAAGAGTGCAAGAATGGTAAGGAAATCTTTATATGAAGTATATGGAGAATTAGTTAATGACTATTATGGAGGTCATTGGTATAGAGATAATTTTACTTTAGGAATAAAGTCAAGTATTGGAGAAGATAGGGGAGTAGTATTAGCACAAAATAAGAATATAACCAATATAGAAACATCTGAAAATTGGGATGATGTATGCACTAAAATATTGCCATATACAACTGATGGAGAAGTTGCAATATTACTTGATAATACTTATGTAGAATTAGAAGAAGAATTGTATGATATACCATACACAAAGGTTGTTAAATTTGAAAATGAATTAGACAAAGAAAATTATGCAACAGAAGAAGAATATATTTCTGCATCAAAAGAATGGTTGTTAGCACAAGCAAATGCTTATCTGCAAGAAAATAAATTGCCTAAAATAAATTATTCTGTATCTGCAAAAATAGATAATGTTTCAGATGTAGGAGATGTTATATATGTAAAGCATCCTAAATGTAAGGTAGATATTCAAACAAGTGTAATTGGAGTAGTTTATGATGCAAATAGAAATAAATATATTAAGATAGAATTTGGTAATTTTAAGAACGAAATAAAGAATTTAAGTCAAAAAATTACTGCTGATGCAAATAAATATTCAGATGAAAAAATTTCAGAAAATAAAGTGTTATTAGAAAAAGAATTAGAAGAAGCAACTGCAAAAATCAATTCAGTATTGGGATCTAGTTTTGTAATTAATAATGGGAATGAAATTTTAGTAGTAGATAGGTTACCAAAAGAAGAAGCGATATATTGTATAAAAATAAATAGTGCAGGAATTGGTTTTAGTTCTACTGGAATAAATGGACCATTTAATAGTGCTTGGACCATAGATGGCACTTTAAATATGCAAAATATAAATGTAATTAATTTTACTGCATCATTAATAAAAGGTGGAGTATTAAAGTTAGGTGGAGTTGATAATTCAAGTGGAACATTTGAATTATATGATAATGCTAATAATTTAATGGCATTAATGGACAAGACAGGTTTAACAGTTTATGCAACAAATGGTGATTATGTAAGATTAAATGCAGTAGAAGGTTTTGCAGGTTATGATAAAAACAATAACAAAGTTTATTGGGCAGATGGCAATGTTTTTCATATGGAAAATGCAGAAATTGAAAACATAGCAAAATTTGCAGGAATGATACAAATGGTTCCAGTATCAACAAGTAGCAATAAAGGAATAGGCTTTGTTGCTATTAGTAGTTAGGAGGTGAAGATATGGCTTTACAAACGAAAACTTTAATAGCTGATGGTTCAAAAGGACATCATAGATTTTATTTAGATGTAATAGAAGATAGCACTTCAACTTCTGGTAATACTTCATCTTTAAGTTATGTATTAAGAATAGATGCAACAAGTTGGAATTGGAATGGTTGGGGAAGTAGTATTAAATATACAATAGTAATAGGTAGTCATACTATTACAGGTACTATTCCAGAAATACCGAAAAATTCAGCCTATACTATTAAAAGTGGTAGTGGTCTTTCAGTTGCACATAACTCGGATGGAAAGAAATCTATTACTATTAGTTTATCGATAGATGATAATGCAAATCAAAGTTATACTTCTGGAGATGCAAGTGCAAGTGATACAATGACTTTGACAACGATACCTAGATATTTAACGATAAACTCGTTTTCTGTTAAATTCATAACTGAAACATCAGCAATGGTAACTTGGTCTGTAAGTGATCCAAGAAGTGGCACATATTATAGTTTAGATGGTGGTAACACTTGGATAGGCTCTGCCACTTATGGAGAAAGTTTAGCAAGTGATAATAAAAGTGGTTCATTTAATGTAAATGGATTAAATGCAAATACAAAATATAATATAAAAATTAAAATTAAAAGAACTGATAGTGGATTATGGACTGAAAGTGGTGTAATTGGTTTTACAACTTATGATTACCCACATTGTACAAGCACTCCAAATTTTACAATAGGAAATGCTTTAACGATTTCCTTATATAATCCATTAGGAAGGTCTGTAACTATCAAAGGTATTGCTAAAAGTAATAATACTTCAATATTTGGTGCTACAAATGTTACTGGAACAAGTGCTACTGGTTTTAATGATAGTGATAGTGTTAATGCACAATATTCTAGTATTCCAAATGCTAAAAGTGGAACATATAAAGTTGAAGTTACATATGGAAGCATAACTAGAACTAGAGATAATGGAAACACTTATTCAATAAAAGGCACAGAGAAGCCAACACTTGGTTCTATTACTTATGCAGATACAAATACAACAGTAACTGCAATAACAGGAAATAATCAGCACATAGTACAGAATCAATCGAATTTAAAAGTAACTTATACAAAAGCAACTGCAAAAAATAGTGCAAGTATTTCAAAATATACATTTGTATTAAATGGTGTAACAAAAGAAAGTACATCAGCAGGTGGAACGATTGATTTTGGAAAGATAAATAGTGCAAATAATTTAACTTTAACTATGACAGTAACAGATAGTAGAGGACTTACTTCAAGTGCAACAAAAACGATAACAATGTTAAGTTATTCAGCACCTAATTTTACAACTTCTTTGAAAAGACTTAATAACTATGAAGATACAACATATTTAAAAGTTGATGGTTCTGTATCAAGTGTAAATGGTAAAAATAAAATAGAAGTTTTACAATACAGATATAAATTAAAAGATGGAAATTATGCAGATTATTATTCAATAGAAGATAATAAAGAATATACATTGACTTTAAGCAAAGAAAATATATATATATTTGAAATTATAATTAAAGACACTTTTGGTACAATAGTTGTTAAAAATGCTACTCTAAATAAAGGAGTATTTCCATTATTTATTGATACAGAAAAGAATGCAGTAGGAATTAATGAATTTCCAAGAGAAGGTGAAGCATTAAGAGTTAAAGATGGAGATATAGTATTAGAAAAAGCATTAAATGGTTCGCCTAAAATGAAAGTAACTAACGGAAGTGTTAGTGCATCACTTCATGTTGGTGCAGGTGGAGTAAATCGTGGTATATGGGATGATACAGATAATAAATGGATGCTATATAATGATGGCACAAATGTATTTTTAAATTCAAATCTTTACCCAATGTCAAGAGGTTATAACAACGAAACAGGCAATACCGAATTATTTGATGATGTAGCAGAAGGTGAAAGTTTTTATAGAAGTGGATTATATTCTGCAAGTGTAAGTTCTACTTGGTACAATATAATAAATATTAGACATAGAAACGGACACGCTGATGGACTAGATTATGGCTTACAAATAAGAAAGGCATTTGGCTTAAATTCAACAATGCAAGTTCGTTCGCAAAATTCTAAAACCTGGTCTGGATGGGAAGCAATTTATAGAAGCAAAACATTATATGAAAATTCAAGTGGTAGTAATGGAACAGTTACATTGAATGAAACAAGTGCTAATTTTACTTATTTGGAAATATTTTATTCAAGTGGTGATACTGTAAATAGTATAAAAGTGTATTCACCAAATGGAAAAAAGGCAAGTTTAATTTCAAGGTCTGTTGAAACTTCTTTGATGCAAGTTGATTTAGGAATAGTTGTAATATCTGGTACAACATTAACACTTTCAGATTGTAAAAGAGCAAATATTCCTAATGGAGCAGTTCCACAAATTTGGTCTGCAAGTAACATTTATATAGCAAGAGTAGTTGGTTATAGATAGGAGGTTATAGTATGGCTTTAAAGAAAAATATAACTTTAGATAATGGAATAGTATTAGATTATCATAGAATAGTTAGTGTAAATAATATTACTAATCAAAACTCGATTATAGAAGTTGCCTCATATATAAATGAAGAACAAAGAAACAAAGAAAAAGAATGGTATGAAACAAATAGTCAAGAAGATATGAATGTTTTTATTAATGCTAGATATTATTCTAAAGAATATGATAAAGAGTTAAATGTTGATAATGCTTATGATTATTTAAAAACATTAGAAGAATTTAAAGATGCAAAGGACTGTTAGGTGGTGATAAAGTGGGTGAAATAATAATACCATCATTGATTAGTGGAATATTTGCAGTAATAGTTAGTTTAATTACAAGTTCAAGTAGTAATAGAAAAATGGTTAATGAATTTAAGTTAGAAGTAACTAAAAATCAAGCAATAACTGATACCAAAATTGAAGAACTAACAAGAGAAGTTAGAGAACATAATAATTTTGCAAGAAGAATGCCAGTTGTTGAAAATGAAATAAAGCACATAGAAGAAGAAATAGATAGATATCACAAAAAAAATTAAAGAATGAATTGATTAAAGCACTAGAAATAGTGCTTTTCTCTATATAGGAAAGGAAGATGAAATATGAATGAAATTTTAAATGCAATACAACCTTATTTACTTGAAACAATGGTAGCAATATTAACTGGTGTTGCCACTTATATAGGAAGTAAAATTAAAAAGGTTTATGAAGAAAAGGTTAATACTGAAACAAAAGAAAGAGTTGTTAATACTGTTGTTAATGCAGTTGAACAACTTTACAGGGATTTAAATGGCGAAGAAAAATTAGAAAAATGTATTGAAAATGCTATTGAAATGCTAAATGAAAAAGGTATAACAGTTACAGATTTAGAATTAAGAATGCTTATTGAAAGTGCAGTTAATAGTTTTAACAAAGCAATTAAGTAAAGGAAGTGATTAATATGGAAATGGTAAGAGGAGATACTTTTGAATTTAAGTTCAAAAGACAAACTAGAGATGGAAGAACAATAACATCTAAGCCAGAAAAAATGTATATTACTTTTAAATGTGATGATAATTATAAATGCTTATTTCAAAAAACACTCGAAAAGGGGATTACGTTTGATGGGGAATATTATCACGTTGTCATAGATCCTGCTGATACATATAAATTAAGTTTTAAAAAGTATGATTTTGATATTGAAATAATCAATAATGGAAAGACAAAAACTATTTATGTTGGAGAAATTGAGTTGTTAAAAGAAGTTACATTTAAATGCAATGAGGTGTAAGTATGGAAGAAGAACTTATTGTTATAGAATTAGAAGAAGAACAAGAAATAGTTGTTGTTGAGAATGATATAGAATATATTGCACCAACAACACAAGAAAAAATTATAATACCTAAAAAGGAACAACAATTTGTTGTTCCTGATGAGGGTGTTTTTGCTTTATCTAAAGTAACAGTTGAAGCAATACCAAATGAGTATATTAAACCTAATGGAACATTAGATATAACAGTCAATGGCGAATATGATGTTAAACAATATGAAAAGGCTAATGTTAGTGTTGGTGGAGTTAGTATTAATAATGCAAGATATTTGTTTTATAACAATAACAGAATAGACCAAATAGAAGAAGTTTTGAGTTTAGTTAGTTCCAATGTTATCGACTATGGGTTTTTATTTCAATATTGCTCAAACTTAACAACAATACCATTGATAGATATAAGCAACGGAAAAATTTTAGGTAATATGTTTGACGGTTGCTCATCTTTAGTATCAATACCGCAATTAGATACAAGAAATAGTACTGACTGGTATCAAATGTTTAGAACTTGTAGACAACTAACAACAGTACCACAACTTGATGCAAGTAATTGCAATAGATTACAAGGTTTATTTTTCCAATGCTCAAATTTAACAACATTAGGTGGCTTCAAAGATTTAGGTAAATCCTATTCAACAACATCAAGCACAAGTACTACACTATATAAATTAGATTTATCCGTTTCAACTTTATTAACTCACGAAAGTTTAATGAATGTAATAAATAATTTATATGATATTGCAAGTATTGGAGTTAAACCACAAGATTTAGTATTAGGTGCAACTAATTTAGCAAAATTAACAGAAGAAGAAATAGCAATAGCCCAAACAAAGGGTTGGAATGTTTCATAGGAGGAAAGTATGGAAATAATAGAAACAAAATTAAAAAAATTAATTGCAAGTGAGGGTAAATTACTTGTGCCAAAAACAATAAATTATGATGAAGATGGAAATGAAATACCAAGACAAGGTGCAAAAGTAGTTTATTTAGCAATTAGTGGAAACGAAAGCGATTATGAAGAAATAGAAGATGCTCAATAGGGCATCTTTTTATATTAGGAGGAATGAATTATGAATAATTTAGAATTTGTAAATAAGGCTATTGATATAGCAAAAAACTATAAAACACTATATGTAATGGGATGCTTTGGAGCACCAATGACAGAAAGTAATAAAACAAGATATTGTAAAAATCATAGTTACAATAAACAAGCATCAAGAACTAAAATGATAAAGAATGCTAGTGCAGATACATTTGGTTTTGATTGTGTATGTTTAATAAAAGGTATTCTTTGGGGATGGAATGGAAATAAAAACAAAGTATATGGTGGAGCAAATTATGCTTCTAATGGAGTGCCAGATGTAAGTGCAGATGGTATGATTGCAAAATGTTCTGGAGTATCAACTAACTTTTCTAATATGGAAAAAGGTGAAGTTGTATGGATGAAAGGACATATAGGTATTTATATTGGAGATGGACTTGCAGTAGAATGTACTCCTTCTTGGAGCAATAAAGTTCAAATAACTGCAGTTGGAAATATAGGTAATAAAGCAGGTTATAATACTAGAAAATGGACTAAAAGAGGAAAGTTGCCTTATATAACATATATAAAAGAAGTAACTCCAGAAAAGGGATCTGAAACTAAAAAAACAGTTGATGAATTAGCAAAAGAAGTTTTAGAAGGTAAGTGGGGTAATGGTTCAGAAAGAAAGAAAAGATTAACTGATGCAGGTTATGATTATTCAGCAGTTCAAAAGAAAGTAAATGAATTAGCAAAAAAACCTACTTATAAAACTCATATAGTTAAAAAAGGAGAAACATTAAGTGGAATTGCTAAAAAGTATGGAACAACATATCAAAAAATAGCAAAAGATAATAACATCAGCAATCCTAATAAGATAAGTGTAGGACAAAAGTTGATTATAAAATAAGAAAAGGAGCAGAAATGCTCCTTATTTTTTTATGCTATAATGTACAACATTTATGTACCTATTCATTAGTACATAGAAGATAGAAATTATATTTTCATAAAAAGTTCTATGATGAAATTGGACCTAGCATCTTCGTTCCACCTGCCACCTTTGTCTTTTTCATATGTAATTTTATCAATTATATAAGATAGTAGTTTATTTCTGTCTGCCATAGATAAAGAGTGATATTCGTTTAAGCAATTTTCAATAACAGGTATAGCCTTTATTTTGTGATTAAGTTCTGCATTTTCCAACTGACTATTTAAAGTGCTTTTTAAGGCATTTAAGCGATTTTCTTCTTCTCTAGTATAATTCCTTAAAAAAGTATATTCATCTTCAGTAATCTTGTTTCTATTGTAGTTTACAAGTGCATTTTGCAAATCTTTGTTTAAAAGTTCTAGTTCTTTGTCAATTTTATTGATTTTTTTATCAATAGCATTAGTTGATGTTTTAATTTCTTCTTCATAGTTATCTAAAAATTGTTTATAACTATTTAGTTCTTTTTTTAGAAGTTCTATAACTCTATCTTCAACTAAAGTTAAGTCAGAAGATACACATTTGCATCCAATAGTTTTGCATATTAAAGTTGGAACAGGTCTTTTGTCATAAGGTCTTCTAACCATATTAGAGCCACAGTATTTGCATTTTACAAGTCCTGCAAGTGGATTTTTAATAGTTTTATCACTTCTAACATTTTTAGATGCTTTAGATTTAAGCAACTCTTGTGCTTTATTAAAAATATCTTCACTTATTATAGGAGTATGTAAGCCTTTAACTCTTAAGTAGTCATTGTTAACAGGTCGAGATTTTAATATTTCGCCATCTTGCATAGTTTTTTTGCCTTCCCTTCTGCCATAAGAAACATAGCCAATATATATTTCGCTCATTAAAATGTTTCTAGTCATTGCAGGTGTCCATTGTTTGCCAGTATGACTTTTTATTCCTAGTTCAATTAAATGTTTTGCGAGATTAGTTGTTCCCATACCTTCAAGGAATTTTTCAAATATGTATTTTACATTTTCAGTATCTTTATTTGGAGTTAGAGTATAACCCTTTTTAGGCAGTTTGATTTTATCATAACCATAAGGAGCAACAGAACCGATATAAAGCCCATCTTCGACACTTCTAATCCTGCCCCTAACTAGAATCTCTTTTACATATTCCAAGTAGTCATTGCCCCTTAAAAGTTCTTGTTCAAAATATTTTCTATCGAATTTATTGTTTAAATCATAAACTTTAGTTGGAGTAATTACTTTAGTATTAGTATATTTAAAAGTGTTTACTATTCTATCAATGTCGCCAAAACTACCACGAGAAAGTCTTTGTGGTTCAACAACTATGACATCATCAACAAGTCCTAGTTCTATATCTTTTAGTAATTTTAGCATCATAGGTCTTTCATTTATAGTTTCGCCAGATACAACTTCACGATATATGCAATCTTCAGGGATCTGTTTTCCAAAAACTCTTATGCAGTAGTCTTGTAACATTTTTTCGTGTCTTGATAAAACTTCTTCAACACTTTCAGATTGATTGTCAGTCCTTGATTTTCTCAAGTACATTATGATTTTTCGCCTTATCATTGTATAATCTCCTACATAGATTTATTTGTTGTTTTAATAGGTCTAGCAAGTCTTTTTTTGCTTCATAGGGTAAATCATCAACTGAAGTCAGAATGTCCTTTAAATCATACTCAAATGAGTTATTTTGGGTAAGTCCTAACAACTCTGATGGTTTGATATTCAAGACTGCACATATTTTATTGACAGTAGAAGTAGGCATAGTAGATATTTTTCCTGCTTCATATCTTGAAATGCTACTTTCAGTAAGTCCTACCTTTTCAGCAAGTTGGTATTGAGTGAGATTTAAGGATTTTCTTCGTTCTTTAATTTTAGAACCGATTTCTTTATAGTTTAGATTTTCCATAATTTTCTTCAACTCCTTTGTAATATAATGATAATGAATTTAGTGCAAGTTTGCAAGTAAAATTTGTATGTACATCAATAGAAAATTATTGTAAAATAGCCATAAAAGAATAAAAAAAAGCAAAAAATGATAAAAAATGTTCAAAAACTATTTACAAAGAATTTAAAAAATGTTAGAGTATTATTGTAAAAGGAACACCTGTTCCCCTTACAAAAGAAAGAGGATGAAGAAAATGAAAAAAGAATATGAAATTGTAGGAAAGAACAAAGATGGCGATTGGGAAACAATAGAAAGTGAATTAAAAACATTAAGACAAGCAATCAATAAAGCAAAAAAAATAAATGTTAAAGATTGGATTTACATTGATATTAATTTAATTGTCAATGATGACCTAACAGAAACATATGATATTAACGGAAAAGTTAGATAGAAAGAAGAAATGAAAATGAAAAAGAGAAAATTAACTAAAACAGGAAAGGTAGTATTTACTACATTAACATTTATATTAAGTGCTATTATTTATTATTTAATGGGTATTCTAGGCGAATTAGCTACCGAAGGTATTATTTATCAACTAGCTTTGATAATTGGCTGGGGGTGGCTTTTTATAGGTCAAATAGCAATATATTTTATGATATGGGAATAAGGAGTTGGAAATGAAATTATATAGAATTTTAGTACAAGAAACATTAGAAAGAGTAGTAGAAATAGAAGCAGAAACAGAAGAAGAAGCATTTGATAAAGTATCAGAAGCGTATAACCAAGAAGAAATCGTTTTAGATTGGCAAGATTGCATTGATAGAAATATAGAAATTCTGGAAGATTAATTAACTTCTTCTATAATGCCACCAAAGATGGTTGCAAGTCCATTTGAAAAAGGCAGAGCATAGACAGAAGGGAGAGATAAGATGGTCGCTAACATCAACAAGTTAAAAGGAAAAATTGCAGAAAACGGATACACAATGAAATCGTTATCTAAAGAAATAGGTATGAGTGAAACAACATTAAGAAGAAAAATCAACTTTGAAAATCAAGATTTTACTATTGGTGAAAGCCAAAAGGTAAGAGAAAAGTTAAATCTTAATGTTGAAGAATACTTGTACATATTCTTCAATGAAGAACTTGAATTAAATTCATAATATATGGTGTTTATTGAATTTTATTTAATCAAGTTATTAAAATTTAAGCATATAATATATTGAATTAATAAAAAGGGAATATGAAGATGGATAAAGTGTATAGACCAGAAACACCAAAAAAAGAGGATTTAAAAAATTTGTATGATGTATGTAATAGCATCTTTAAAAAGAAAGAATGTTTTTACACAAAAGAAGAAGTAAAAAAATTAAAAGAAGATAAAAGCAATGTGTTTTTATAAAAGGAAGGAAAAAGAGAATTATGAACCAAATAATAATTGTAGGTAGATTAGTTGAAAAACCTATTTTAGAAGAAAGTGAAAATGGAAGAAAGGTAAGTACAATAACATTAGCAGTACATAGAAGTTTTAAAAATGATGAAGGGTATTATGAAACAGATTTTATACCTTGTAATTTAGTAGGACAAACTGCAGAAACAACTTGTGAATACTGTCAAAAAGGTGATGTTATTGGTGTTAAAGGCAGACTTGCTAGATTAAGCAAACAAGATTTGCAAGTAATAGCAGATAGAGTAACATTTTTAAAAAGTGGCAGAAGGGAAGAAGAATAATGGAAAACAAAAGTTTAAATGAAAGTATTATTGATATCAGAGTAAAATTACAAAATGCAAAACTAAAGAAAAGTGGAAAAAATAAATTTGCAGGATTTGATTATTTTGAACTAGCAGATTTTCTGCCAAAATTAAATGAATTAATGCAAGAAGAAAAAATCAATGATAGATTTAGTATCATCAATAACAATGATGGAACAATGACTGCAAGTCTACTATTAATAAAAGGTAATGAAAATCAAGCATATACAATGCCATTTGTAATGTTTGAAACACCAGTAAATGTTAAAGTTAATGAAAAGACTGGAGAAGTAATAAGAGAAGTAAAATCAATGCAAGATATTCAGTATCTAGGAGCATTGAATACATATTATAAAAGATATTTATATCTAAATGCTTTTGGTATTACAGATGGAGAAGTAATTGATAGTATGGACAATGAAGAATTGGGATCTGGACCAAAAACAGAAAGAAAAGCAACTGCAGGACAATTAGCAGTATTAGAAAAATTATCAGAAGAAGGTAAAGCAAAAGTATATGCAAAATATAGTGTAAATGCACTTGAAGAATTAACACTAAAACAAGCAAGTGAATTAATAAGTAGTTTGAAAGGAAATAAATAATATGAATAGTTTAGTAGTTTTAGAAAATGGAGAATATGATGTAGCATTAGATGTTAAAAATACAATATTCTCAATAGAAAATGAAATCAAGAACTTAACTGATTTAAGAGATAAATATAAGAAAGCATTAATTAAAGAAATTGAAGATAGAGGAATTACTAAATGTAATATTAAAAATGAATTATTTACATTAACCTATAAAGCACCATCAACAAAAGAAACATTAGACAGTAAATCATTAAAAGCAGATATGCCAGAAATCTATAATGAATATATAAAGATAAGTGAAGTATCATCAAGTATAAGTGTTAGATTAAAGGAGGAAAAGTAATGGAAATAACTTTAGTAATATGTGCGACATTAATTATCATATTTCTTATTGATAAATTTGTTAAATAGCAAACTTGAATTTAATTCAAAAAGGAGTTGGTAACTTGCAAGATATAGAAAGTTGGAATATAGCAGGTGGTTTATTAGAGTATATAGATGATACTCACACCTATATATTTAATGGAGAAATTTTGCCAAGTATAACACAAGTTTTAAATGTAAAGTTTGGCAGAAAATATGAAGGTATTTCAAAAGAAGTATTAAAAAAAGCAGCAATGAGAGGTAGTGCAGTACATAAAGCAATAGAAGATTATGAAAAGCATAGTATTGAAGATATAGAATCTACTGAATTAAGAAATTATAAGTTTTTGAAAAAAGCATATAAATTTGAATGTATAGATAATGAAGTACCAGTAGTTCTGTTTAAGGATGATGAACCAGTTGCTTGTGGTAGATTAGACCTAGTTCTTAAAGAAAATGGACAAGTAGGACTTGGAGATATAAAAAGAACTTCAAGATTAGATAAAGATTATCTAAAATACCAGTTGAATTTGTATAGAATAGCATATCAACAATGTTATTGTACTGAAATAAAGTTTTTAAGGGGCATACACCTGCGAAATGAAGTTAGGAAATACATTAACCTACCTATTGATGAAAAGATGGCTATGAGCCTATTAAATGAGTTTTTAGAAGGAGAAAAAGAAAATGATAAATGTAATGAATGAAGTAATTAACCAAAAAACAATGGACCAATACAAGGTTATAGAAGATAGATATTTGACATTAAAAAAATATTTAAGATTACAAATGCAAAAACATAGTTTTATATCAGCAGAAGATATAGAAATGATAATTAAGTCTTTAGAAGATGAACCAATAGAAAAAGATAAGGAGAAAAAAAATAATGAATAAAATATTTCTGACTGGAAGAACTACTAAAGAAATTGAAACAAGATATACACCATCTGGAATACCAGTAGTACAATTTATTTTAGCAGTTACAAGAGATTATAAAAATGCTAATGGAGAATATGAAAGTGATTTTATAAATTGTGTAGCATATAAACATAATGCAGAAGCATTAAAAAATTGGGTTGAAAAAGGAGATAAGATAGGAATTGAAGGACATTTACAAACTAGAAAATATCAAAATAAAGAAGGTAAAACTGTTTATGTAAGTGAAACAATAGTTGAAAAAATAGAATTTTTACAACCAAGAAAAAAAGAAGAAAATGTATCAGAAATAGAACCTAAAAAAGAAGAAAGTGATCCATTTGCTGAATTTGGAAATGAAATAACATTAACTGATGATATGCTACCATTTTAGGTAGGTGTTAGTATGAAATTATATGGAAAAGTAAATGAATTAATACCAGAACTTTTAAAACTTGATATGAATAAGTTATTTCAAGTTGAAGTAAAAGAACCGAAATCAAAAAGGAGTTTGGACCAAAACAGGCTCCTTTGGAGATTGGTCCATAAAATTGCAAAAGCAACTTTTCAAGATGATATGGAGATTTATTGTACTGCATTAGAAAGAGCAGATGCTTTAAGTGATTATGTAATAACTGCAACAGATATGGAAAAAGCATTAAGAAAATCATTTAGGGGAGTAAAGTTCATAAGGATGCAAGAAGTAAATGGAAAAGATTGCTATATATATAAAGTATATTTAGGAAGTTCAAAAATGAGTGTGCAAGAAATGACTGAATTATTAGAGATAGTATTTCAGATGTGTGCTGAATTGAATATTCCAACAATGGAGGATTTTTATGAATAGAAGTGAATGGAGTATAATGCCACCAAGTCCATATTATTCAACAAAAAGATTTTATGGAAGTGAAAGAAATGAAGTGTTTGGAGGAACTGCAAATAGAAAAAAGTCTATTGAAGATGGATTAGTAATATTCTTAACTCCAGATGACCATAGAACAGGGAAACACTCATTCCATCTGGACCCACAAAACCCAAGATGGGTTGAAGTAAGAAAGATAGCACAAAAAAGATGGATGGAATTTTACAATAAAACACCAGAACAATTTATAAAGAGATATGGAAGGAATTATTTATGATATTAGCGATAGATCCAGGCAATATAGAAAGTGCATATTGCCTTATAGAAAAAGAAACATATAAACCTATTGAATTTGGAAAGATAGATAATACTCTTTTATTAATTAAACTTGGAGAACTAAAGTATGAAAAGTTAGTAATAGAAATGATTGCAAGTTATGGTATGGCAGTAGG